AGCTAAGGCATACATAGCTTACGTCGGTCTCAAACAAAGGACATACGTTTATGAACTGGAAGACGACATTGACGAGCTTGCCGCTGATGGCTCTCCTGCTGCCAAGCTGCGGATCGAACGCTTGGCGAAACGACTCAAGTTTGAACGAGAGCGCATTGCTCGACCCTCCGACGGTGACGCTGGTTGACGGCGTCACGTATCAGTTTAAAGAAGGCCAGCTAAAAGGCCGAGGCCAGAAGTTCCACAGCGATTATTCCTATCGTCGCGCAATCATTATCGGTAAATGAGTCCAAGCCAGATACTCGACAAGATCCTAGAACTTGTAGCCGCTTACAAAGCGGCTAAAGCCGTAAAGCGTAAGAAGGTTAAGAATCTCAAGAAGGTAGCCATCTGCGTGGGCCACAGCCGGATCGGCGACAAAGGAGCCACGTCCGTCGGCGGCGTGGACGAGTGGTCCTACAACAAGAAGGTCGCAGACCTGCTGAAGAGCCACCTGCGTCACCAAGGAGTCCAGTCCGTTGTGTTTGATGACTACCCGTCGGAGAGCTACAGCGGCGCGATGGACTGGTTGGGTCAGAGTATCGCGAAGGAGAAGTGTGATATCGCGATTGAGCTGCACTTCAACAGCTACTCAAGCTCGAAAGCAGAGGGTTACGAATACCTGCATTACCACACCAGCGACAACGGTCGCCGTCTGGCTGAGTGTTTCCGAGAGGCCCACGCTGAGACCTTTAAGGTGCAGTCGGACAGAGGAATCAAGCCGATTGAATCGGACGGTCGCGGGGGAGGGTTCTTGAGGAGCGTGCCGCCACCAGCCGTGATCTGCGAGCCTTTCTTCGGCAGTTGCCCAAAGGAATGGGTTCTCTTTGACGTAAAGCACTCACTACTGGCCGACGTATACGCACAAGCGATCACCAGCTACTTTAAGAACGCATGAGGAACTACCGAAAAGAATACGACAACTACCACAGCAAGCCGGAGCAGAAAAAGAATCGGGCTAGCCGTAACGGCGCACGCCGTAAGATGAAGAAGATCTTAGGCAAGCGGGTCAAGGGCAAGGACGTTGACCACAAAGACGGTAATCCTAGAAACAACTCACGCAGAAACTTACGACTACTCAGCAAATCAAGAAACAGATCAAGAAAGTGAAATCTCTAAAATCAGTCATGATCGCGGGTCAGCGGATCAAGATCCAGAAGACTGAGTTAGAGGGGTGCTACGGTCAGTATCTACATGAGAAACGAATAATCCAGTTACACAACAAGCTACCAGAACACGAAATCATCCCGACCTTACGTCATGAAATGCTACACGCCGCCTTCCACATCGCTGGTATCTCGTTCTGCGAGAACTTTGAAGAGGAAGCCTGTGTCCGCTGTATTGACGAGGTCTTCTTTCCCGCCTACGAACGAATCCTTAAACGCCTAAAGTAATGCCAAATCCCGTATTAGTTAGACCAAACAAAAAGCCTTACAGTTTTTCAAAGCTCGCAGAAGAGGTTAAAAGCAAAGAAGGATTCGTCGCCAAGCCCTACAAAGACTCCAAAGGGTATTGGACTATCGGCTACGGTAGCCTCATTGGTGACGGCAGTGACGCCGCTTACAAGAAGTCGCCCTATTACACTGGAAAGATTACAATGGGGAAGAGCGGCATCGCGAAGAAAGCCGATCTTTCTGGTAAGTCTGTCACCGAAGAAACTGCCAAAGCCATGATGATGAAATCGATTACCGACAAAGCGTCGCGTGCGATTAAACCTGATATGCTCGGCGACAAGTTCTTCGACCTTTCTCCAGACCTTCAAGATGCCGCCATTTCTTCTGTCTACAGGGGCGGCTTGTCTGGTTCACCTAAAACGATGGAGAACATCAGGGAAGGTAAATTCACTGAAGCCGCTAAAGAATTTCTCGATAATGACGAATATAAAGCAGCTAAAGAATCCGGCTCAGGCGTAGCATCCAGAATGGAGCTTCTCGCTAACCTTCTGAAAGAGGAAGCGAAGAAGAAAGCATCGTTCGCAGAACGAGTAGAACAGAGGATGAGCGAATGAAGAAGAAGAAGAAAAGCAAATCCAGAGTGAATGAAGCAGGCAACTACACGAAGCCTGAGATGAGGAAGCGTCTATTTAGAGCGATCAAAGCGGGGACCAAAGGCGGTAAAGCAGGTCAATGGTCCGCACGAAAAGCACAACTGCTAGCAGCAAGATACAAAAAAGCCGGAGGAGGTTATCGAAACTAATGAAAAAACAAGACTTCAAACCCCACATGATGTATGACAAGAATGGTAAAGGCTACAAGGCTAACACCTATGAGCAGCACCTTGCCATGAAGAAGAAAGGCTACGGACACACTAAGCCGTCTACCAAGAAGAAGGCTAAGAAGATTATCCGTAAACGGTCTAAACCCCGATCTGGATACTAACTTTTCAAGATTATGGACCCACAAGAAAAAACTTTTGAACAGGCTGTAGAGTCTTCTATTACAGGTAAAAGCAAAGAGGAGAAAGAAAAGGACGCCCTAGAAGCTATGAAAAGTTGGTATAAGGACGTAGTAGATATTTTTGGTGATGCTGGTGCGCTCGGATTATCTGCATGGGCTAACGATAAAGAAAAAATTGGTTTATCTTTTAAAATGGAAGGAGATACGCCTCTGACTGAATTCACGAAATCTGGTAAACTAGATATGTTGGGAAAAACTATCGATAACCCAAATTCGTTGAAGCACCTAAAAAGCTATATTCTATCCCTTGACGCTAAAAAGCTTAAAGAAGGGTCACCAGCTACTGAACCACTTAAATTACCAGCTACTAAATCAATTAGTAACTAATGCCTAAGAAAGCTTCACAGAGATCACTCGACAACTGGACCCGCGAGAAGTGGGGAACCAAGTCAGGTAAGCCGTCGCTCAAAACGGGCGAGCGGTATTTACCAAAGGCTGCGCGTGAAGCTTTGACTGACGAGGAATATGCCCGAACCAGTCGCAAGAAGCGTGCTGGTATGCGGAAAGGTAAGCAGCACGTCAAGCAACCTAAGAAGATCGCGGAGAAGACCGCGAGATACCGGAGCAAAAAGAGGCTCCTGAAGAAAGCGCGTAAGCGCAAATCATGAGTCGATTCATACTCTACAAACCTACGCCAGAAGATGTCGCAGAAGCGTGCCGAAGATCTGACGCGTTAGGTGAATTGAGGACATCGTTCACGAACGGCAAAGGGAACATGACGGGCTTCTTAGGGGAGGTCGCTTTCGAGAATACCTTCAAGCAGTTCGACTACGTTGGCGACAAGTCCTTCACCCACGACTACGAATACAAAGGTCTCAAGGTTGACGTTAAGGCTAAGAGCTGCAACACCCCTCCCAAGCTGGACTACAACGCCTCAGTAGTCAGCACCAAGTTCAGTAAGTTTGAGGCCGACGTATACTTCTTCATGCGAGTCCACAAAGGTCTTCGTAAGGTGTGGCTCTGTGGATGGACGCCTAAGAAGACGATCATCCACAAAAAACGATTCAACAAGAGGGGAACTCACGACAAAGACGGTTTCCGCTTCAAGGCCGACGGATACAACATAGAGATTAAGAAGACCCGTCGGCCCGATGCTTTCGAGTCATTCTTCCTCCGGCGGTAGTTTTTTATGGTGAATATGACCCGTCTTTTTAAAGACGGGCCTTATTCCGTTTGGCGCGACGAGTTCGATAAACTCACTCAGCGGGGCATCCGCATAGAGGTCTATAGTAGATGAGTCTCCCCCTACAGCCTCTATTGCTTCACGCAGGTCTAACCAGAACTCACCGCAAAGCTCCTGCCTCTTTATCTGAATGTCCTCGTTTGTCATCCGCTGCATAACCTATATCGTAATTCTCGCTGAGATCAATACTCCATAATTTGCCACCGCCCTGTCCTTGGGACATGACGGGCCGGATCTTGTTATTAACACGACTCGCTTCTTCCAGAGTGATCATACCTCTCCGGCAGAACTCCAGATTACGAGAAGAACCAACGTCACGCCCGTTGTTCAGGTCATGGATCATCACCTGAAACTCAGTAAGAGTCCCGCTCCATTTACCCATGTCGGGGTAAAGCTCACGGCAACGCTTGGCAAAGAACTCGACCAACTCCGCGATTGAACTGCGACTGCTGTTGTCGTATGCGGCGTCCGCGATGGTGGGGTCGATGTAGGACTTAACGCCGAACCGACCAACGTCCTCTACCTCTTTAGGAGCCTTCCAGTCTAGGAGGAACTTACCGAAGTGAGGTAGCTCCTGTTCGATGGTAGCTTCTAGTTGAGAGTTAGCCGGAAAACTATTTGTGGACTTGTCGCTTATAAGCAACGCCATGAGCTTATCGCGGTTACTGGTATCCAGAGACGGGATCACTGACAGCGAGTTGGCATCCATGTTCAGCGACAAGATAACTCGCCCTGTCCAAGGAATAGACATGGCGTCCGCATACTTGGCCATATACTCGACTCTCGGATTGGCTACCGCACGCTTGAGCAATTCGGTCGCACGTCTCTGGTCTTGGAAGCTAGCTGCCGAGGTCGTGTCGTCAATAACCCATGAGGCGACACGACCTAAGTCTTTGTTGAACTTCGTCTGACCTGACAGGTAGTCAGACGCATCAGAGAAACCACCTACAAGGCCACTGATAATTTTGTTCGACAATAGCGACTTGCCACGACCTGTCGGCCCGACCAGCAGCAGAGCTTGTCCCTGTAAGGGAACCCTATCTAAAACCGCAGTGTAAAAACGCTGCAACCATGAGTAAAAATAATCTAAGGCGGAGTTCTTTGAGCTATTCACGAATAGCTGATTCAGCCATTGGTGCAGGAACGGCCACTTCGATGGATCTCCATCTGAGTCCGGCTCCACCGGAACTAGGTTAGAGCAGTTGAGAATACGGCTGGCGTTGTAGGACACAATGCGGTCGCTTGAGAACACCACAGGTGCAATCTCATCGATCCGGTTGTTGTTACTAACTGTCAGGACAGCTTCCTCCACCTCGCTGATCGCTCTACCTCTCCTGACCCTGACAGAGAACCCCGCTTGACGAAGCTCCAGAAGAAGTTGCTCCTTCGGTATCGACACGGCGTTTCCGTATAGGAGCTTGAAGAAGGTCTTGCCATTGAACCAGTATTCGTCGAGTAGGTTGGCTAACTTCTTGGTCTCGTAGTCTTTGACGAACGAACCGCCGAAAATATCGGCCCAACTCATAAAGCCTTTACCAGCGCGGTCGCTGTAACACACAACACCATCTTCCACGACCTGACAACCGTCTCGGTCGATTCCATCATCGATCCAGAACAACGGACCTCTGGCTCCTACTTCAAATTCACCGAACCAGCGATTCGGGAATCGGGATTCGACTTCAGGTGCGACGACATCTATTGGCACTGAGGTATCAGAAGATTCTGGTGGCTTAGACGACACCGCCTTCGACAGGCAAGCGTGGACTACGTCGGTCGGGGTCGCGTCTCCTGTTTTAATCCAGTCTTCACCTAACTCAAAATATTGATTAGGTTTCAATGAAGTCTTATCAAAACCAGCGAAGAGCTTGTCCATCTTCAGCGACTTGTTTACGTAATCCATAAACGAGTCATACATAGAGGGATCAATCGGTATCGCGGAATCAAATTCCCAAACTAATCGCAGGTAACCGCTATGAGTTCGACTAGCCCACGTAGGGAGGGGGATACCCGCACAGGCGTTGGCCAATTTATTGCGGAAAGACTTCCAATCAATAGGTGAATCGTAGTCGCCTACTACACCGTGTATTTTATGGACGGGGTTGTCGTTGCTGACTCGTTTGGAAGGTGCGCGTCCTTCGACACAAGAATAGAATACGTGGTCAGTATTATTATTACTGCACCATTCCCGATAGTCGGCTTTATTCTTAAATGAGGGTTTAGTTAGTTTAAGATTATCGAGTTTACTAATTTTCTGGGCTTTGCTGTCGCGTAAGTTACGCAAATATCTGTAGGTCATTATTTTTGGTATTGGGTTAGAATTTCTCCCTCCGCATCCAGAGGGATATCACTAATCCACTCAGGAGGAGTGGACATAATTTGAGTAATTTTTTGTAGGGTTTCTTCGGCTTCGTCTTCATCACATTCGCAGATCACTTCATCGTGAACATGGAAGATAATGTCTATGCCAGCCTTGTCGATCTCTAACATCATGAAACTGAAAATATCTCTGGCCAGAGCCTGTGAGAGATTCTCAGCGAGGACTCCTCCCCACAGTTTCATGATTCGTTTCTGGCCGTTCCGGTTTATGCTGGACACAAACTGGATTCGTCCTTGGGCCAGAGTCTTGCGAAGATTTCCGTAGTTAAGAGACCTTCCAGACGGTAGCGGTAGAGACAGGTGGCCGACATCATAGGCTTTATCGACTTCTTTGTTGAGCTTCTTCCAGTATTGAGGAACCTTCGCGAGCTTGGTTCGGTAAAGATCCACAGCGTCTTGAGCTTCTTTCTGAGGCATATCATACATCTCAGCAAACCGTTTAGCACCTGCACCGTATCCACAGCCCAATACGAGAGCCTTGACTTTGTGCCGCAGCTTGGCGTCCTTCTTCTTAAGGACTCCCTTGTCTTCAGACCACAGCCCGAACTGGATGGCGAACGCTTCGTAGATGTCGTCTGACTTCTCGATTGCGTCCATCGTCTCTCGGTCACCAGATAGCCAACAAAGAGTGCGGACTTCGATCTGAGAGAGGTCAACGACGACTAGCTTCTTACCTTTAGGTGCGGTAATGAGGTTACGCATATTAACCCCGAACATACCTTCCCTCGGCAAGTTCTGGAGATTAAGATTACCTCCACTGCCGCTGAAGCGTCCGGTGTGACCTCCGAAATACATAATGCCTCCGTAGTATCGGTTATCCGGCATCGTCGCGAAGTCGAAGCTATCGAGCTTCTTCTTGATCGTGTTTATACGACGCCAGTTCGTTACGGCCTCGATCCATTTGTATTTGTGGCCGTGGGCGAGAATCCACCGCTGGGCATCAACATCAGTTTTAGCGAGAGAGGCTGGCGGCTCAATGCCGAGTTGAATACAGTGTTCGTCGAACGCTTTCCGGCTAAGTAGAGGCTTCTCGTCTGCCCAAGGTATCGCCTTCTCTGTTTCAAAGATGAGTTCGTTGATTGTCTCCTTAGCTTTGCGTAGAGCGTCCACGTCAATCGGGATTCCTCTCTGGACGATCCGTCGATTCGTAACGCTGATGTCCCTCTCAAACTGCGACCATTTAGACTCGTATGCCTTCCACAGACGGAGGCAGAGGACGGAGTCCTTGATGGCGTATTCCTCTACTTCCTTCTGGAACTCTTTAGTCATACCCGCCCACGTCTTGCCAGACATATTATCACGGGTGGATTTAGAGACCTCCAGATCGAAAGCTTCAGCGGTTGAGTTCTTCAGGGATCTCGGCAAGCCAACCGCAGCAGCCATGTCGGCGGTGCAGTGCCATTCGGCTGGTTTTACCTCCGGCCACCAACCGCAGTTGATTCCATATAGGTAAAGTGTTTCATCAAATGATGCGTTATGGGACAGGACGATATTGCCGTTAAGCAGGTTCCAGTCAAAATCTTCAGGATGGCCGACAAACTCGTAGCCGTCATCTCCGACAACGCTCACCATATAGGCGTCGAAGTCGTAGTGGGAGAAGTAACCTAACGGGCCAAGCTTTCGTATCGAGCAGTGCTTGTCGTAGTAGGTTTCAAAATCTAATGCGTATGTAATCATATAAGTATATTTGTGAGCAGAAAAAGCCCACCGCAAAGGAAAGACTGAAAAACTCTGCGGTGGGCCTGTATCCTACTAGTGTTACTAGTATTCCTAGTCCAATTCCAATTCGGTCTGCTCACCAGTAACTTGCTGGAGTGCCTCCCGAACTACCCGCAACTTTTTCAAGTTGCCTCCGACTTGCGAGAGTTGATCCTCAACCTCAGTGATCATGCCGTCGAGCATCTCGATCTCGTTGAGAAGGAGATCGCGGGAATTTTGTTCTTTCTCTTGGTCAGTCATAACTACGCTCCGAGAAAGTTTTTAACAAAGGCGGTGACATCCTCATCGGCTTCTTCCTTAGTCACGCTGAGTGACGGATTAAACCAAGTATACTTGCCCTTGCTGAGTTCTTCAGAAACGAAGTTCCAAACTTTGCTATGAATAGGAACTCCAGACTGAAGAGCAGCGAATGTCGCAAGACGCTTGTAGGTTGAACGGTATGCGTTCTTTCCTACGTTGATCTTGCCCAATGCGTAGTTGTGGTCGCCGATTGGCAACTGGAACGCATCGCCGTCTTCACTGCCTTCAGGCTGACGCATGAGGAGAGTGATCTCGGCGAACTCAGTCATGTCCCAGTCCGACTCCGCTTCAATGGCGTCGGCTTGTTCTTTAGACCAAGCGATGCGGGGGATATCCTCTTCCTCGAAAGGGATGTTCTCCCGCCAGCCCTTCTGGGCCGCAACGGTGATCACCTTTACCGGAGTGTCCGGTGGGGCGATCTCGTATGTCTTGTCGAAGAGAATCGACCCGACAGGTGCGTCGGATTGCGACATCTTTTGACAGACGTTAATACGTGGAATCTCGATGTCCTCTACGTCGATTTCGATTCCGCTTACGTTGGTGGAGAGACCAGTGTTGGTCTCGGCAGCAACGACTTCTTGCTTTTGGGTTTTAGCCATAATATCAATTATTGGTTTGGTTTATTGAGTCGCGACGCAGTGCCGCTCGTCTGATGTTTCTACGATTCCTGCATCTGTGCATTCGTCGAGGAAAGTTTGTCTGCTGTCGGTTCCTGCTTTCTTAGCAACCTTGGCGAGAGGGAAGTTAACCTGATCCAGCAGCGTGTCCAGATCAATTCCATATTTTTTTGCGATTTTTACAAAAGTCGCATTATCGGAGATCTTTCTAGTCCTGCCCATCGAGCGGAGTTTAAGACCGTCAAGCTGCTCGCCGTCTTTAAGGGCGTCGAGTGTTTTACGTTTGATCGACATTGACCAGTTCTCCACGATCTTCGCGATGTTATATAGCTCAGAGAGTCTGGCCGGATTGTCAACGTCGGTCGGGTCGATGTCTGGCAACGTGGTATCGAGTTTCTTAGCCACACTGATAACGAGACCGCCTAGTGCGGGACAGGTATCTTCATGCCTACAGAATCGGCAATACTGAGTCGGGGTGCATTCCTCAAGCTCAGGTGTGCCGGACTCCCACTTCGGTCTGACTTCTTCACCAGCCTTGATGACTCGGCTAAGGTCTTCGACCAGAGTAGGTAGATCATCTCGCGTGAACGTGTGATGCAGCGTCGCGTTGTGCTGCGGAACGTAGAACGCGAATACGATCTCCTTGATGTCGGGATACTTCTGGAACGCTCCGGTTGTGTATGCCTTCGCTTGCCAGTTCTTATCTGGCGGGTCGATGATACTGATTCCGGTTTTGTAGTCAGCCATGACCGCACGGTCACCGCCTTTAAGGATCAAGAATCGGTCACAGGTTCCCCACGTCTCAGTGCCGTCGAGCGCGACCTCAACTTGGATCTCGTTAAGCTCTTCCTCGATCTCATCGAAGTTCCCCATGAAGTCCTGCTCCATCGCAACGATCTGCTCATAGATCTCATGCTCCTGCTCAGTGTGGAGTGCGGAAGGATCAAAGATTTCAAGAGCTTCGTGAATACGAGTCCCCATCTCAGCGGCGGGTGACGTGCCGTCTCGGCCTTGGTATCCAGCACAGGCGGCTACATACTTCAGGCTCGACGGAGAGAACTCTGCGTGTCCTCTGCTTTGGTGGTCTGGTTGATTGCTCATAATGTTTAAATTCTACTTCAATGGCACGACGATATAATCATGGTGGCCCTTATAGGATCTCGCATACTCCACACACTCTCTGAGGTTACCAGAGAAGTCGATGTATGACGAATCAATGACGTGATAATCTTTGGTCGGTAGGATTACGTTCTTCGGGTTGCGAACCAAATGCGTTGATGAGATACGCCAGCCGTCCGCAGAGTTGTTGACTACAGAGGTGAAAACGCGCATATCCGACGGATGGTCATCGCCGTCAAAACTCCTCATCATCTTCTCCACCTGCCACTTTGACAGGAGGACAGACGCGCTGATCTGTTCAGGTTCTTCTTTAGGCTCTACCGAAATAGGTTCAGGTAGATCCGGTGAGGTGGAGCTAAACAACACTGCGGCTATGGGAGTGATGCACAATGCCAATACGAGTAATTTTTTCATGGCCTACTTAGTTGGTTTAATTTCTTTGGAGACGTTCTTCAAGATATTTCTGATAATAAATCTCAACTCAGGTTCCGCGTTGATCCTACGGTCAAGCGACCGGACAGCATGAGGGACGCTACTGTGTGAGACATAGCCGAAATAATCAGCGATGATCTGCTGCTGGATTCCGTAGTTTTTGTGCAGGAGAGCAGCCGCAACGGATCTCGGAACCGAATATTGACAGGCTCTGGATTTTTTAAACAGGTCATCGTCGTAGATTGAAAACTCATCGGCGACGAGTGAGCATACTTTTTCGACGATGTCTCGTTTATATCTGGTGAGACCTTTAATTTGTTTTTTAGTGTTCATTTAAATCGTTATTGAAGTCATATTCAATGCCGTCGATGAGATCGTCATTAATGAAGTCCGAAATAATAATGGACTGGTATGCCCGTGAGAAGTCGCCGGACTCGCTGTATTGTTCAGCGTCTTCTTCGCTGACCTTGGCCCACTCTTTGAGGTATTTAATTAGTTTCTTTTTCTTTATCTTCATGATCTGTTGTTGGTTATTGGTGTAGCTAACGGCATGGCTAATATAAGTCCGATTATCTGTAGGTAGTCCATGCTATTGATTCTCTGCTGCTCGGTGACATGATGTGCATAGGAAGACTACGTTGAGGCGATCCTCTTTGGCGTAGCCTTTGTGATGATGCGCTTCGATCCTCATGTGGGACTGCCCACACTCGGTGCAAGATTCGGGCCTGACAAGAACACCCTTTCGGATAGCCCGACGAACGGCTTCGTTCGCTTGCTTTTTCTCAGGCTCGGCCTTGCGCCTTTTCCTCTGCCTTTCGATATACACGTCTTTCTTTTTGAGGTAGTCTTTACGCTGCGCTGCGTGCTTACACTTCCGGCATTGCGTCTGCAACCCGTCTTCCTTTCCGGCATCCTTGTTGAATTCGGTCTTCAGCAACGTCTCCTTGCATCCGGTGCAGGGTTTTAGGAGATCGCTGAAATCCATTTGATTACTTTTCATAATTTATTTTAACCGAGTGTTCAGGTTATCCAACTTCTGTTCTAGGGATAAATACCAAGGCGTTGACGATTCATCCCCTCTATGACTCCTTCCTCGTATGCCATCTTCGCCATCCGTTCAGCGAATTGCAAAATGCTTTCGCTCATCATGGGGTTGTATTTCCACGCCTCGGCCTCCCACCAATCGGCGGAATCGGTAACCGAGAACAAATCGTGGGAGGCAACCTCGGCCTTGTTCCTTAGTCTACTCATTATTGATGTAGAGTGTTCAGGTTATCCGACTTCTCTTCGACAACACGCATGACGTGTTCTTCGATTGAATCGCTGGCGACTAAAATCTTCTGGATGGCGTCGCTCTTCGCGCCGTTTCGGTGGATGCGACCCAATGCCTGTAGGTGGTCTTTGACATTGAATGTGGGCGAGATCAATGAGATCCGCTGCCTACTACCGTTGATGTCGTGCAGCGAGATTCCGGTTCCACCAGCGGCGATGTTGACCACGATGACGTGTTCCGTATCGTCTTGAAAATCATCGATGATCTGTTGCCGTTCTTCGGCAGACTGACCACCAACGATAGCCGGACAATCCAACAACTGCTGTAGTGTCTGGGCCGTCTCCGTAAAGTTCACGAACAGCACAACACTGTGTCCCTGCTCGACGTGGTCTTTCGCCATGTCGGCCATGTCTTTGGCCTTTAGCGATTCAGCAAGTTGCCTTGCCCTAAGAAGATTGACCAGAACCCAGTCGCTGTCCTCAACGGTTCCGTTCTCCAAAAGGTTTGTGATGATCTCAGGAGTGATGTCTAAATCCTTATACGCCTTCGCGATCTTGGCAGCGGAGCCAAACGCAATCGGCTCCACGAATACACGGTTCGCTTTAAAGGAATCGGGAAAGTCGTCAACTGTGAGCCGTTTAACATTCTTACCATACATGACCTTATTAAGGTCACTGAGTTTGGTCTTACGCCGAAGCTCCCATGCGTTCCACTGATTTTGAGAACAGCCGTATTGCATCATCCAGCCGAACCAACTTTTGACGCCGTCCTCCGCTTTGTTGAGATTGTGGAGACCCAATGCGTAGCCGATTGGCCGCATTTCAGTAGGGTCTTCGGCGGCGGTCGCGGACATCGCATGAATCGAGTAGCCTTGTGCTACTAACGATACTAGCAGTTGAGCATTCTGCGTGTATGGCCCTTTGCATCTGTGAACCTCATCTACCAGCACTAATGTGTTCTTAGGCAGGTTCCACGTCATGATCTTCTTGCCGCGCTTGGACATGAATTCTGTCCGGCCCGTTCTGATCTTCTCGTAGTTAAGAACGAACAAAGGCTCGATGCCAGTCTCTTTAAGCTCGCGCTCCCATGACGGGATCACTGCCTTCGGACACAAGACCGCGACAGGTCTATTCAAGGCTTTGGCCAGATGTGCGGCCACTACGGTCTTACCAGTCCCGACATGGCTAGTGTCGAGTGAGTTTAAATTCAACTTGTGCTTCGCTAGGAAGAAGTCGAATGCGTCTTGTTGTTTCGGATATAGCGTCTTCATTTATTGTCTATGAACAGACAAATAATTGAAGTTCCGCTATACGTCCAGAAAAATTTCAACTTTTTTTACCACCCCAAATATATCGGG